GGACGAACGTACTGCGGTACTGAACTATGTTTATATGATCACTGGCAGTAGAAAGGAATATGGATGGCTTCGCGGTGACAGAGCAGACCGAGCTTGACGTATCCGTTTACTCAGCGGCGAAGTCTCTGTTGCGAATCTGGTCAGGGAGATATTGATTCGTCCGTCAAAGGCAGTGTGATATGGGATACAGCGTTGATTTCATTTCCTTTGACTGCTATTCCGATACGACGGTTTTGATCAACAAGTTTGGCATCAGAGACGAAGAAAAGTCAAATGAAGTTGAGGGTGTGATTACTTCTGCCCGCTATACTAAATGGTTGAGCGCTCCAGAAGTCAAAGATTTTGACTTTGCATATTACAAGGAAATCCACCGCTTTCTTCTTTCCGTGAAGGAAGTGGCAGGATTCAATGAGCGTTTTTGACCCACACCGTGACCCACGCGGGGAATAAAGTGCTCCCCAAGTCAAGGACATTTTCATTTGACCCATAGCGGCAGCATACCGGCTGGGTACTCACCTGTGGTGATGTAGTGGTAATATTCGTTAGGGGATAGCTTCGCCAGATCCCACTGGCAGCGGTCGTTGTTGTAGTAATCCATCCAGCGGTCAATGGAGGCTTTGGCGGCCTCAAAAGACGTCCACCCCGGGATCTCACTGGCCAGCTCGTCCTTCATGTGCCCGAAGAAGCTCTCTTGGGGCGCGTTGTCCCAGCAGTTCCCTCTGCGGGACATGGACCGCCGCAGTGCGCTGTTCTCCACCAGCTGGATGAACTTCAAACTGGTGTAGTGGGTCCCCTGGTCGCTGTGGATCACGGTCTCCTTGCTCAGCGAGATCCCATGGTGCTTTACCAGCAGCTGGACCGTTTCCAAAACAAAATCCACTTCCAGCGATTCGCTCATCGCATAGGCCAGGACCTGCTTTGTGCAGGCGTCCAGGATCGTGGAGAGGTAGCAGAATCTGCCGCGGAGCGGGATGTATGTGATGTCCGTCAGGAGGATGGCTCTCGGCCCATGAGACTCGAATTCCCGGTTGACCAAATTCTCCGCGGCGCTGCCCATTCGGATGGATCGCTGCAATCTGCGGTAGGGATTCGGCTTTCGGATGGGGCAGGTGAGCTTGTATTTCCGCATCAGGCGGCGGATCTTCTTCACGTTCATTCGGATACCCATGTGCAAAAGCCGCATATGAATGCTGCGAACGCCCTTTGCGTAGCCCCGGAACCGGTATGCCTCCAGGATCTGTTCGAATGCCGCCCGGTCCTTCGCCTCCCGAAGCTCTCTGTTTTTTTCAGAACGCACCCAGTTGTAGTAGCCGGAGCGGGAGACACCTGCCAATTCGCACAGGTCTTTCACGGTGAGGATGTTGTTCCGATCCGCCAACGCGGCGCGAATGGCCTCAAATCTCTCTCCGGCGCTGTCCATGGCTATTCTCCCGGCTTGCCGTGCAGCCGCATGACTTTTTTTAAGAACGCCATCTGCTGCTGGAGACACAAAATCTCCCGTTTCATGCGTCTGGCGGCTTCGTCAGACGGGGCGGACGCCCCCTCTGTCTGGTTGTTCCCGCCGCCTGATATACGCACGCCGCCCCGGGCGCCCTCATGAAAGCCCTCCGGCGATCTGGCCTCCCGCCGGATGCGCTTTGTAGTATTGTGGATCCGCTCGAAACCCAGAACTTCCGTGTTATAGCCCAGCTTGCGGAAGGCGGCTGTGCCGGTGTAGCCCTGGAGACTGAGCGCCCAGAACGCCTCCTTGAAAGCGAGGGTGTAGGATATGCTGTCTGCCGTCACCCGCAGCGTGTAGGGGTTTGCCTGCAGATGCTTCAGTTCCTCTGGTGTGAATTTCTTCTTCGTGCCCATACAGCACCTCCGTTCGGTAGTTCTATCATAACACAGGTGCGGCGCTTCTGCCCCTATGGGTCAAATGCGTGTCCGCCGAACGGGACCATGGGTCAAAATCTCGTGTCCATTTTCTTGGGTACAGTTTAAAACGGTTAAAGGGTCAGATAAAGGGTCAAACAGAAAAAAAGAAGTCCGAAACCTTACGGTTTCAGACTTCTCAGTGGCAGCGGGAGAAGGATTCGAATTCGATGGTAGGTGTAAAATGCTGTAAATGCGCGTAAAGAAATTCCTGTGTTTTCTAGGCTTTCCGGATTTTGGCGTAAAATGTTGTAAAGCCTTGTAAAAGCTGTTTGGGGTAAACTTAGGGGTCAAAAATAGGCTTCTTTGTCCCTTACAAATGACCCTGCTTTTGTCTTTCCATCCGCTATTCTTCTTTGAAATTCGGATGTCTATATAAGACTACTGTTTCTCCGTTCTCAATCTTTTCTTTTTTCAAAACTGTGAGCATTGATTGGTTTTCCATATAGTCAGTATTTTCTTTTGCAAACGCAGACTTGCAATAATGCTGCTGTTCGTCTTTTTCATCTATGAATACAAAATATGTTTCTCCTGACCGCTCGTTTTTTATGATAAAGTCTGCATCGATTTGGCTATTCCCTCGTACTTTTTGAGGATTGAACTGTGCAATTAAAAAATCACCTTCCAGTGTCTCTTTCAGGCCAATAATTGCATCTAATCGGCCTTTGATCCTTTCCCAATTCCGCCCGTTTTCAATTCTCCTGCCGTCCATTCTTCCATTCAGTAGTGCTGGAATCAGCTTTTCGCCATAGTATTCTGATATACGGATCCCAAAATCAACGTCCCGGGCATACTGCATTCCCGACAAGTGGGGAAAGTCCTCAAAAGCAAACTTTAGCCGAATATGGAACGCCTTGCCACGTCTGCCGGTTACAATGTGATATTCAGTTTTGCTCAATCGTTCCCATTCCTGAGCAGCCTTTACAAGTAGACACATTTCGACATTTCCCCTAAAAAAAGCGGAACTCTGAATCCAGAGCTCCGCAACAGCGTTTTCTTTCGGGTTTACCCCTACATCAGCCTGTGGAAACCGCTTAACCCTAATACAAGACTCCACAAGTGTACGGATGCTGACCCCATCACTTGCTTCAACGTCACGGCAGACAATCATGTTGTTGCCTACTTAGAGTATATGCACTTCTGCCTATTTTGTCAATGAGAATTCACGAAATTTCTTTATCTCAGACAGCCTCATCGCAATATATGCAACAAGAGCGGAGGAATCGCCCTCCGCTCTTCGCTTTTATTTAGATCGACGCCACCGCTCAAAACGCCGATCTTCTATTTTGCAATGGCATAGCTTTCAGTATTCTTTAGCGGCAAAAATCAGAACGTAACTCCGCGTTCTGCACAGAGGTCTTTCAAAAGTGCTACCGCTTTGTCAAGCCCCATAGCATGATCATGGATATCGTTGTTTGACGGATAGACCAGGCAATTAGAGCGATAGTCTAAAACCTGGTATCCAACGATTCGTTCACCATCCAAAGTGTGAACATAGCCCCAACCATCGTGATTATACCGCTGATAACCTTTCTGGAATGAATAACCGGCCTCGTTAGCCTTTTTTCTCAATGTGGAAAGTGAATACTGCATAAGCAAACCTCCTGAAATTTATGGTTTGAGCAGTGTGCTTATGTTGTGGTCTGTTGTTTTATAGTGTTTATACGCTATGCCATCTTGCAAACGTCCTATAAATGCCCCTCAGAGGCTGCAGGAGCGCTTTCGTCACGCTCTATGGCTTCGTCTATGGCTCGGTTGATAAAGCCGTTCACGCTCTCGCTGTGGGCTTCTGCGTGGGCTTTGATAATATCTTTCTTACCCTTTGGAAAACGAACAAGCACCTTATCATAGGCCTTATCTTCGTAACGCTTAATGCTTTCGTAGCTATTTTTTCCGCCCAATAGCAACACCTCCTTGTTAGTTTATTATACATTTTATTGCGTTAGATATCTATATGCAAATAGCACAAGTATATACCGATATCTTTATGCTAAATGCCATCTTGCATATAGCTATCTATATGCTATAATACAACCATGCAAGACAGTGAACCTGATCCGAGCATAAGAAAAAGCCCTCTGCATCACCGCCGACCAAAGCCGAATGCAGAGAGCCACCAACCACCACAGGAGGATTGACAAGGAGGCCACAAAATGGATGCACAAACCCAGCTAGTAGCAGAACTTTATAAAACGCTCAATGATGCGCAAAAACAGGAAGTCTGTAACATGATTGATACTTTACTAAGTCAGCAATTAAAGGATCAACAATCGCTTGATTCTCATTCCGCTGCTACGGAAAATCAAGATAGCATCGCATGAGAAAGGCTCCATGTCCCAGCCGACCAAAGCAAGACACGGAGCCACCACCAACCACCACAGGGAGACCGGTATCGATATTATACCGACCTCCCGCCGAGAAAACAAGGAGGAAATATGAGTTATTTATCTGAGCTTACCGCACATGAGCGCCTAACTGTCGACAATGCAACGCTCGACATGTTTACCGCTTTCGAAAACGGATCAGACTTGATCTATGATATTTGGGAGCAGTATTTTTCTGATAGGGAGCGAAAAAATATCGAATCGAGAGACTTAGAATTCATTGGTCGCATCCTGTATTCTGTCTACGATAGAATGGCAAACGCCATCCGCGACTATCACTTGATGCTCGGGCACTATGACGCACCGGGCGTGCAGTGCTTTTTAGACACAGCGAAACGCGCTCAACTGACGATAGATGCTGTAAAAGCGAGCGAACACGCGCGGAATGAAATGCGAACAGCGGCTTATGATCTCGACGATGCAGATGCAATTAAACTTCTGACAGGTAAGGGGGCAAGCGCATGAAGCTTCTCTACTGCGCCCGCTGCACCACGCCGCTGATGAGTGCGGCCACGGTGCATATTTGCCCGTGCTGCGGGGCTGCATACCGTCAGCGCGGCACGCGCTTTTCCTTTGTCGCTGATCTGTCTGGCGTATCCGTCAAAGAGCTGATGCAAAGCATGGAGGTCACGCTATGAACGCTAATGATAGATTCTACCCGGTCGTGCAAACGCCGGTCGGAAAGGTGCTGCTCATAGGCGCTACCATGACCGTCGAGCGCGAACGTGAGCTTTTCGGAAAGAAGGTGCTCCCGAATGAGCACAGATGAATGCATTCGAGCGCATGATCTGATCAACACGCCGCTTTCCCATGTATGCGCGCCAAAGTGTACAGTAGCCCGTAGAGTCCGCCGAAGAGTAGCAAAGAATACAGTGTGTGAGTACAGCGAAAGCTGTTTCACCTGTCCTTTATCGGACTGCAAACAGACTGTTGTCAAATGCTTAACGGTCAACCGTTTGCCGATAGATCCTCTCATGTAACGCAGAAAGCCCACAGGAACACTCCTGTGGGCTTTTGCTTTTCCGGTGCTTATTGTAATTCTCGCAGTGTTACCGTGCGTCTTGCAAGCCGGCAGGGGGCTGCAACACCTTCTTGTTTTGAAGCCGCCCTTTACTCCGCCGTCTGCAGCTCCACAATCTGATGGATCACTCGTTCCAGACGGTCGAGCACGATATCATAGCCGAAGATAAGCATTTGCAGTCTCCTTTCCTGTTAGTACAGCAGCACGGGCTTACCCGCCGCGCGTGTCATGTTGTTGATGTTGGGGACGACCACGCGGGCAAGCGTCTTACCATCCACAACGAGGTTCACATTGATGGGCTCGCGGCTACCCTGTGCCATCGCCTCCATAACGGCCTGCTTGATGGTCGAAAGCGGCGCTTCGACGTTCGTTCCGCTCTTCTGGTCGCCCAGCACGGCAAGAAACTTTCGGTTCGGCGGGATGACCGCACCGCTCGCAAGCGCTGGGATCTCGTTATACACAGGCGCATTGCCGTCTAAGTTCTGCGCCGCCACCCGACGGCTGCGCGTTGGGGTCTTTGTTGATACGCGCGTGCCGGTAAAGCCGGACGTTGCCTTTCTGACTTTGGAATCGTCCACACTGTCGACGAAGAATTTCAGCGCAAGACCGATCGCCGCCGAGATAATGAACGCCGTACCGGCGCTGACGATACCAAGCGCTGCAAGGCCAACGCCAAGAACACCGGCCAGCAGTCCAAGAAGTACGCTGCGCCCGATGCTGACAAGCCGCTGCGTGCCCTTCTTCGGGTCTTTGCGGACGCTGTAAATGCTCAGTCCGAGAATCAGGCCTAATCCCATGCCGACGACTGTACCGACGCCCGGCGTCACGATAGAGCCGATAACAGCGCCAAGCAGCGCGCACAGCACGACGATCAGCTCGGAAAGAAGCTGCGATTTGCCGCCGTGTTCCTCGTCCCCCTCTGCAAAGCCGGTGAGATAGAGGCCGAGGATCGCGCCCAGGCTGAAACCAGCCACGCCGCCGGTGATGCCAAGAAACACGCTGCCAAGCAGCGCACCGAGCAAAGCCGTGATGACCACGATCCACGCATCCTCTGCGTCCATCTCGGTTTTCCATGTTTCGGGGTCAAGGCCCACAAGGTACAGCCCCAGCAGCACACCGAGGGATAAACCGATGACGCCGCCCGTGATGCCGCCGAACGCCGCGCCGAGCGTTGCACCGAGCAGCGCCGTTAAAACGGTCAGCCATGTTGCCTTGCTCTTGGGGATAACTTTCTTGTCAAAGCTCCATTTGAGGTCATCCACGACGATCTCAAGCCCCGCGCGGATGGTCTTAAAGATATCGTTGATCTTCTGGAACACCTTGTCGAGCTTTTCCATCATGGGGCCTTCGTCAAAATCAAAGTCCGGCGCAATGGCGGATGCTCCGCCGCCACCGTCGCCAACGGACGTTGTCGTGCTGAGTTTGTTGATCTCATCGAACGCCGCGAGCGCGTCTGTCGCTTCCTTTGCCGCCTTGCCGGTCGCGTCAATGGCGGCGGCCTCTTTGTAGAGGTTTTTGCCCGATGCCTCCATGCTCTTCTTTGACTTACCGCTCAGAATCGAAATGATCGTCACGATCTCCGACACAATGGCCGCAAGCAGATTCATTAGCCACGTCAGCGCCGGAATGAGTACGTCCATCAAAGGCGCGGCCAGCGTCAGCAGCGCACCTTTGAGGCGGGCAAAAGCGTCGGATGCCTCTGCGCTGGTCTCAATAGCCGCCTTGATCTGCTTGCGCAGCGCCATGAGCGCCGCCGTGATGACTGAGAACACAAGCATAGAGCGCGCTAAACTCTTGACCTGATCTCTGAAACGCGCGGCATACTGGCCCGCTTTGGCAAGCGCGGAATTCTCCGCCTCGCGCTCCCTGCGTTCCTGCTCCGTATTAGCGATCAACTCACCGGCGGTTACTTTCGCCTTATCGAGCCTTGCCGTCATGCTGTCGATGTTGGCGGTCGTCTCTTCGTAAGCCGCCGAAAGCGTTTTGACCTCCTTCGTCTGCGTGTGCAAAAGCTCCTCCTGCTGTTTGAGCTCCGCCTCCGCAGCGGCGCGGCGGTCGAGCACTTGCGTCTGATACTCGTTCTGTGTAAAGCCCTGTTTTTGGATCCATTCGCGGTCGTTCAGCCGTTCGACTTCCTTTCGCAGCATCTTCACGCGTTCCTCAGTAGCTTTCGCTGCCTGAGATGCGGCGTCAAGCTGCTTTTCAAGGTTCATCTTATTGCCCGTTTCCTTTTCAAGCTTGCTGTTCAGTTCGGATATCTCGTCACGCAGCTTGCTCAGTTTCTTTTGTGCTTTGGTCGAATCCAAATCACAAGAGAAAATCACACTGCCGTCAGCATTTGCCATTTGATCACTCCTTCCCCAATTTCAACCAAGTCGAAATGGTGGTCTCTTCTTCCTGGCTGAGCTTATTTTTTATGTTCACGAGGTCGCTGTTGCGGCGGTACCATTCGCGTTCGTCCTTTTCGAGCGTCTTTCCTCGTGCTTTTTTGTCTCTGATGCGCACGACCTGAGCAAAGGTGCAGTCCCCGAGATTGTTATACGCACCGAGGAACGTCCACCAATGGACGCCCCCGGTGTTGGTCTCCGCATCATAAGGGATTCCGCGGATATCCCGTCCGAATATCCGGTTGATGGGCGGGAGGATCAACGGATAATCCTGCTCCCAATCGACCAACTTCGGCGATTTCTTCTTATCCTGCTCTTTGCCGCCGTTCTGGAACCATGTAAAACGGTCTACAGCTTCCTGCAAATGCTGCGGCGGGATATCCTCAGGCGAGACATAGAACATCTGCAAGATGCCCTCTGCGCGGTCAGTGCCGCTCAAATCAGGATCACTCAGCATTACGAAGATATCGAGAATTACGCGAAAATCTGTGCGTATCTCATAACTCACTCCGCCGATCTCGACGGAGACAGGCAAGCCCCAATTCATCGGCGATACTTTGCCGTGTACTTCTGAATGCGCGGATTCGTGGCTTTCTGCTCACGAGCAAAGGCGCTGTCTGTCTCATCCATCAGCGCAAGCAGGAAATTTACCCATACGTTCAGGCCGTCTGCCAGCGCATAAAGGTTCATGCTGCCAAAGATGCTGTCACACACCGGCTCTTCAAAAAGACCGTCAATGATCTCGCGCATCTCCTTGTCGCGGCGGTCGGCAATGTTGAAAATCTCAACGCGGTCGCCGCACTTCTGCACCTCATCTGCGTATTTCTCCTGTTTCTTGTCCAGCGTATCAAATGCGTTGTAAAGACGCTGGATAAACGTGCCGTCAGTCGGGTTGAATCGAATGATCACATCACCCTTAATGCCGTGCACGGTGTATTCCTGCACACCGTTCGCAAAACTAAGTTCCATATTTATCTCTCCTTAAATTTGTTTTCAGGAAGCTTTGTATCAGAATGTTGATCTCTGCCGCTTATCGAAAATCAGAAGTTCTCCACGGCCTCGCCCGCGAGATCGTCCCATTTTTCGCTCATGCTGACAATTACACCGGGCGATTTGCGCCGGTAGCCGTCCCCGTCGCCGCAACTGTCAGAAATTGCCGAAATGCTGTCCCATGCCCGCATGACTGCGCCCTCCCCGCTCTGGCAGTCAAGAGCGATAGCGTTAAGGGCTGCGGCCTCTCGGCGGCTGTCCGTAGTCTTTGCGGCTTCGGCTGCGTAGTGACCAACTAACTTTAACATGGTGTGGTTGCTGTCAAATCTCTCCATGAACGCGGAGTAATCAGCCGAGGAAAGAACGCCGGTTTTCATCAGCTCAAGGGCGTTATTGTCGATTGCGTCAGGGTTTGCAATATTGGCGGCGCGCACTGCCTGTTCCAGCTCGGCGCGGATCGTGCGGCGCGTGGCCTTGAAGTTGTCCCAAACGCGGGCGCTCACCTCGTTAAAAATGGCTTCTGCGTCATGCAGCTTTAGCGCTGCGCGGGTTGTTCTAACCTGCTTTTCCTCGGCGCTGTCTCCGGGCTTCCATGCGTTAGCGTCACGGTTGGCCTGCTGCGCCTCTTGGAGTGCGCGGAAAGCGGTGTTGTATTCGCTGCGGGCTTCTTTGAAAGCTGTATCGAGCTTTCGGGCATAAATGTTAAATTCGCTCATGGTGTAAATTATCCTTTCTTTTTCATGCGCTGCCGCGCTGTTTTTTTTAAAGGTCGATAATGATAACGCTTTCGCAGTCTGATAAATAATCTCGTGCTGCCTGTTCCGTCTGAAACACCTTTGCAGGGCTTTGCGGCGCTCTGCAAGCCGCCCACGCGCCATTTTCAAGCAATAGCATAATTGCTACGCCCGTTTGCTTCTGCGCTACAATCGCCTGTAAAGAGGCAAGGCGGGCTTTAATGCTGTTATTCAAGGGCTTTACCTCCGATCTCGTCACTCTCAAGCGTTGGCAATTCCAGCCTGCCGCGCCCAATGGCTTCGTCAAGCATCTGATAGAGGGAAAGGCTCAACGGGTCTACGCCCTCTACCGGGTGCGGGTAAAGGACAATGCACTTGCCATCATGGGTAAATGCGCCGTGCTGCATCAGGTAGTTAAACGGATCTTCTTTTGTGTGATATTCGCCGCCGCCCTCGACGACAAAAGTAGTTTCATCGGCTGACAGCGATTTGAGATATTCCCGCAGCGCCGCAAGGCGGATATCAAAATTTTTCTTCATCGCTGTTCCTGCTCCCTTCGCCATGCTTCAAGCTCGTCAAGCTGCTGCATGATGTCTGTGATCTCCGTGTACTTCACCGTCTGCCGTAAAATCTCTGCCGCGGCACTCACGCGGGTCTGTGCGGGCGCGTCTGCATCCTGCATGATCGTTGCCAGCGTATCCGCCGCGGCGTGCGCCCGCTCCTGCAGCACGTTACGCGCCGCTTCGGTTCGCTCGCGCCGTGCCTCGTTATACTTCTGCATAAACTCCGCGTCACGTTTTCGGCGATAGATCGTCTGCTCGTTGATCTCGAGCTTTGCCGCCGCGCTCCGCACTGTCGCGGAGATCAGCAGCGCTTCAATAATGGTCTCATCTCTGATTTTCTTTGACAAAGTTTGAAAAGCCCCCTTTCCGGCTTTGTTTTTTCTGACGTTGCATCGTTCTTTCAGCGGTAAAATTCCACTAACGGCTTTCGAATGCGCGGATGCCGCAAGACTCGCAGCGCTTCCCGCCTCAACTTTGGGTCTGGCTTTCGTCCGAACCAGAATTCACCGATGATCGCGTCGCGCTGTGCATCCGGCAGTTGTGCAAGTGCCGCTTGCACAGCCTGTCGAAAATCCCGTTGTTCGACGTCCTCAAAGGCCTCTTCTGCTGCTTCATCTGAGATTGTGTCAGCAAGCGTCAGGTCGCTGTCCTCGTCGCCTATCGGCTCGTCCATCGACCGACAAACAGTGTTGATGGGGTCACATCGCGTCCGCTGTGTTCGCTGCCCGCAGGATTCTGTGAACTCCGCCTTAAGCTTAATGCCGTACAGCGTGAGAAATTCACCCTTGTTCACATCCCATGTCGGCAGCGTGTCCATGAGGGCGATAAAGGCCACTTGCAGAAGGTCGTTTTCCTCGACACCTGCGCGGCCTTCCATTGCCCGCGTCCACCTCAAGGCCTGCTGCCACGCGAAGCGTTCAACCGCCGCCCAAAGTCTCAGAATGTCCGCCTTGCCTGCCTGTACCGCTGCTGCAATTTCGCTTGTTCGCTTATCCTGTGTGTCAAGTGCTTTCGCTTGCATATCTTCTCCTCCTATGGTAAAATCAAAATTGACAAATCGGATTCACCACAAGAGACGCTCTCCCCATTTGGGGAGGGCCTTTTTTATAATCGAAAATGACGGTTCATTGCCCGCTCAAACTTATCACGGTCATCAGCAGGCAAAAGCGGAATTACACGGTGCTGCATTTCGTCACGCTGGCGGTAGCGCTCACGCTTCCGGCGTGCCGGTTTGATTTTCGCTAAAATGCTGGCCGCGGCCTCAATATTCATGCTGTAACCCTCCCTGTGACCTTGTAGAAGGTCGCGTCAACGTGACCAGTCGCGCCGCGTCGGTTTTTATCGAGCCACAACTCCAACAAAGATGGCGATTCCATGCGCTCACCTGTCTCACACGGCGGATTGTGCAGCAGCGTCACCGTATCCGCGTCCTGCTCGATAGCGCCGCTCTCGCGTAAATTTGCCATCGTAGCCCGAAAGCTACCAGAACGGTCAGAGGCCGCTGCGCGGTTGAGCTGGCACAAACACAGCACAGGGATGTTCAGCCTCAGTGCAAGCAGCTTCAAGGCCCTGCTGTTCCTTGTGGTCGCCTCGTAAAGCGAAAGCCGAGCTTCCGGCGGTTCAAGCAGCCCGAGGTGGTCGAGGATCAGCAGGCCCGGCTTCTCGCGATAGGCCAGCGCCTCCACCTGCCGAACGTTCATACCCGTGCGCTTGTTGAATACAAGCGGCAACGCGGAGAGCGCTGTCGTCCCCTCGGCAAAGCGCGTGTACTCGTTGTCCGTAAGCCTGCCGCCGAACATGAGCCGCGCCGATGACAGGCCGCCGATGTTGCCGACAAGGCGAGCGGAACAGTCCTCTGCGCTCATTTCAAGTGACAAGTATAATACCTTGACTCCGTTTCTTGCTGCATTGAGCGCGATTTGCAAGGCGAGCGCTGATTTTCCGACCGCCGGTCTTGCACCGATGACGTGTAACCCGCCGTTAATGAAGCCACCGCCGAGCAGTTTATCGAATCTCAGAAGGCCCGAGGCCACACAAGGCACTCTGCCTCCGACCTGCTCAGAAACGCGGTATCCGAGCTGCATCAGCACCGCCGTAAGCGTTTGCGAATCGCCGCGTGTGTTTTCCTCGGCAAGCCGCTGCAAAGCCTCCTGTGCGCGTCCAAGCGCGTCTGTAGGGTCATGCTCGGCGGTCATCAGTTCTTCGCCGATCTTTCGCAAGGAACGTGCAAGCGCAGCTTCCTTGACCGCTGCTAAGTAAACATCGAGGTTCGCCGTGGTTGGCGTTGTGTCCATCAATCCAGCAATCAGCTTGTCCGTCACATCGGTGCAATTGCGTCCCGCTTCCACTCTGACGGTCAGCGCATCAAAGCTGCCGCTTTCCTCGTACTGATGACGCATCGCCCGGAAAATCTCTTGCAGCGGCACGGAAGAAAACATATCGTCGGGAAGCTCTGCCGCCTCCGGAAACAACGACGGGTCAATCAGCAGCGAACCGAGTACGCCGTACTCGTTCAGAATAGAATTCACGCTCTCACCTCCATGTGTCCGTAGCCTCGTCGTACTGCCTGGGCTTGGGAACTGCGGAAGATTGTTCTCCGCCGTAGCCTTGACGCTCCCAAGTCCTGACGCAAGCCTTCCAATCCTTGATAGGCTTTCCTTTCCCTTGCACCCAGCCGTTTGCAGCGTAGTAATCAAGGAAGTATGCTGCGTCTACGCTGTTTTCCCGTTCGATACAGTAAGCCTGTACTTCCTCAAGAGTAGGAGGAATAAAGCGAGCGCGTGGCGGCGTAGCCGCCTTATTATCTATCTCTTCTCTTTCCTTATCTATCCTTACCTGTGTATCCGATTTGGATACATCTTGTATACATTGCGTATCCACATGACTATACCGTCCATTTTCAGCGATAGATAGGCGCTGCTTTTCTTCGGTGTAAATGGATGGTGTGTAGCGATCACGCTGGATATAATTGTTCACTCGCCAGTCTCGAATTACGCACACACCGGATTCAAACGGGATAACAAAGCCCTTAGCAATCAGCAGTTTCAAATCGTCTCCAGCAGCGCCGACCATTGCCGTAATCCGTTTTGGTGATGAAACAAAACCGTCATCGTCTGCTCTCATACCGAGGTGAAAATAAAGGCTTTGTGAACTTGCCGGAAGGTCGAGAAACGAATCCGTGTCAACAACATCGAGCGAAAACATCCTCCGTTTCGCCATTACCAACCCTCCAAAAATTCCTGACCCATCATCCGTGCGAGCACATCCTCTGCAACACGGGCGACAGCGCTGATTTCACGAGCGCGACGAGACATGGAGCGAATGAAACGTTTGACTTCGTCCTCAGTCGTGGGAAGAAAGTAGCCAGACTGATTGTCGGACAGGATCAGCGTCCCGGCCTTTCGTTCCCGCTGAATGCGTCGGCGAATCGACCTCTCATCTTCTCCCGTGAGCTGGACAAGCTCTGTGAGCGTCACACCGTTTTCGCTACCCCCATGTAGCAAGTCAGAAATAAGTAGCTTTTTTTGCGTCGCTGTGGTATTCTTTTGATGGGAAAGTGTGGTCGCCAAACCGCTTCCCGTCGCCCTTGTCGGTGTTCCCACACCGGCGAGGGCGTTTTCTTTTTTATCCCTCATTATCGATTTTCACCCCTGACTGTTCATTGAGCCACTGCTCAAATGCTTTCACAGGAATCCGCACACAACCGCCTAATCGTACGACGGGAAATCCGGGGATTCTCATCCATCGATAGACTGTTGGACGGCTGGCGTGCATTGCCTCGGCTAGCGTAGTGGGCGTATATGCCAAAATTTCCATCATTCCGTCTCCTTCTCCAACTTAGAGATAGCTTCAAGAATAAGCTTCTCCTTGCTACAGGAAAGAGGAACTCGCAGCCAACGAGTAATAGTTGGTTCGCTGATGCCAATACACGACGCGATCTTCCACAATGGGATTCCCGCGCTTTTTGCTCGCTGCCGCAAAGATAAATTTTCCATTTAGCTATCCTCCTACTTGACTTGCTGAATCAAATCTGCTATCATCGCCTTGATGATGATTTAATTCTACCGATTCGCTTCATTTTTTCAAGTCGATGTAAGTAAAATTTAATCGACTTATTTCTGCAATAGTTGATTTTGCTCGTACTTGTAGGAGGCCTGATATGACTAGGGAAGAACAATCTGTAAAGATGGGAAAGCGCCTAAAAGCCTTAAGAGAAGAAACTCCTTTAAATGGGAAAAAAATGTCCCATGAAAAGTTAAAAGAGAAACTAAAAGAAATATACGGGGTTGAAATCAGTAGAGACAGCCTAATGAACTATGAAGTAAGCGATGTCAATCATTCTAAGTTTGGCACTAACTTAAAAATGAATGTCGAATACTTAAACTGTCTTTCTAGTTTTTATGGTGTATCGACTGACTATTTGCTTGGTCGATCTGACGCTAAAACAGCAAATGAGGATATACAAGTTGCTTGTAAGACAACTGGTTTATCCTCAGATGCTATCGAGTCGCTACGATTTGACCACAGCCAGTCAAAACGGCGCGATATATTCGCCTTTGAAGATTTCTTAATAAAGGAAAGCTATGTTACTTTTTGGGCCGTTCAGATGCGCAATAGTGTCAAAAATATAATTCAAGTTAATTCTCTTCAATCAAAATTAGGCTCAGATATTGTAACGGATGAAACGAATTTTCACCGATGGCTGGCAATGAGTAGCTTTGAAAAATCTTTTAATAAGGCCGTGGAGGAATTTGCCAATCTTTATTCAGATGACTTAAAAATTGCAGACACAAATGCTTATCTCACTGCACGAAAAAACGAGTATGAAAAGTATCTAAAACGTATTGAAGAACTACAGTCAAGCCAAAAGTAAAAAACCGCCCCCGGTGTTGCAGCACCGAGGACGGTTATAGGGGGCAGCAAACTGATAGCCTACTGCCCTCCAATCATAACAAATGCAGGAGGAAAAAGCAATGCCAAGAAAAGCAAATACGCGCGCCGCGTCGGGCGCAGGCAGCATCCGGCAGCGGCCTGACGGTCGATGGGAAGCCCGTGTGACCGTCGGCAATGACCCAGGCACAGGAAAACCGATTCGCCGCAGCATCTACGGCAACACGCAGAAAGAAGTGTTGACCGCCATGCGCGACGCGCAAAAAGCGATCGACGACGGGCTTTACATAGAGCCGACGCGCCTGACACTTGCGCAATGGCTCGATATCTGGCAGAGCGATTATCTGCTCTCGCAGAAATACGGCACGGTCAAGACCTACAAGGCCCAAATCGCAACGCACATCAAGCCCGCCCTCGGCGCGGTGAAACTCACCAAACTCACGCCGCATATCATCCAGGGCTTTTACAACGATCTGCTCGCCAATGGCCGCATTGTTCCCAAACGGGACAAGCAGGGCAAGATCATCAAAAAGGACGGCGTCGCCGTCACGGAGACCGCACCGCTCAACGCAAAGACCGTGCGCAATGTTCACGGCGTTCTGACAAAGGCCCTTTCTCAGGCCGTCAAGGTGGGCTACATCGCACGCAATCCGTGTGACATGGTAGACCTTCCCCGCGTCGAGAAAGCGCAGATCATGCCGCTCACCGACGAACAGGTCAAGTCTTATCTCGCCGCAGCGGATACCGACAACGATTATGGAGATATTCTGAAAGTAATTCTCTTTACCGGCCTGCGTGAAGCCGAAGCGCTGGGGCTGACATGGGATTGTGTCGACTTCAAGAAAGGCACGCTCAAGATTTGCAAGCAGTTACAGAAGCGCCCCGCCGAGGCTGGCGGCTTCCAGTTTGCCGCCCTCAAAAACGACAAGACGCGCATCCTGCGCCCCGCTCCCTTCGTCATGGATATGCTGCGCGCCGTTCGCTCCAAGCAGGCGCAAAGGCGTTTACAGGCCGGTGATCTTTGGCAGGACTGGATAGATCCCGCCAAGCAGTACGCCGCCTGTCGGCTCGTTTTCACAAATGCGCTCGGCGACCACCTGCACCCGCAGCGCCTTTATGCGCATCATAAGAAGATTGCAGCCAAAGCAGGAGCGCCGGACGCCCGTGTGCATGATCTGCGCCACACCTTCGCCGCGCTCTCCCTGCAAAACGGTGACGACGTGAAGACCGTGCAAGAAAATCTCGGCCATGCGACCGCCGCTTTTACGTTGGACGTTTACGGTCACGTCTCAGAGCGCATGAAGGAGGACAGCGCCGCCCGGATGCAGGGCTATTTTGAAAATCTCAAAAAGGCATGAAAAAAGCTCCGTCGATCTCATCATCGGCGGAGCTGCTTTTGTCCCCGTTAAGGGGTAAAACTTTTAATTGGGGTAAACTTAGGGGTAAAACGTATTCTACGAAAACGCAAATGCAACTTTTCTGCGTCAAAAGTGCCTAAATCATGCACCAAAAAGAAAGAACCGCAACCTTTCGGCTGCGGTTCTTTGTGATGCGTGACCAATTTAGATGCATGCTGAAAATAGGAAAAATCGAGAGCTGAAGCGGCTTTGGGCTGTTTCAGCCATATTTTTTGCTTACAATTTCCCGTGATAGAGAAGAATCGAGGGATTTTTAAGAGTGACCAAAATAGATACAGCCTCTCATCTCCAATTTCCGTCTTTGCGCTTATTTCCGCTTGCTGTGTTTTTGAGGATCACTTTCCCGATCTTTCAGCCACGCCTCAAATGCTTGAACATTTTCTTCGCGCGTATAGAACTCGCGAATGACAGGGAGCAGTGCTGCAGCCAGACCTTCGAGCGCCCACAAAGCAGGATCGACTTTATCGAGGTTGTAATCCTCTACATCAGTGACTGTGCCATCCTTATCAAAATGGATGACACTGACGGGTATTCTATTAAACTTCTCATCCATCTTTCTTCGGCTCCTCAACGGCAGAATCTATCTCAATTTGAAACCAGTCGTTTATAGGCCGTCAGGCACTTCATCCGGAAAGTTCTCGGCAAACCAGCGGAAAGGTATAAGGACCATATCTGGCAGGCCGTTTTCTGTTATTACGAAGCCGATGTCCTCGTTGTCAATGCGTTTCAGGATTTCATCCAGTTTTTCGACGAGCAGTATTTGCTCGATGCGTTCCATTTCGGATAGTGGCGGCAGTCTTTTCATTTTGACATCCCCTTATTCCTGCTGTGATGTGCTTTCTCCGGAAGATACAGGGACAGGCTTTAGCGTACCGGTTATAAAATCATACAGCGCTTCGGGCTCTTTGAGACAATACTTCATGGTGCAATCCGCTTCCCATATCTCAAAGTCATCGGCTGCTTCATACAGCCACCAATCGATGTAGTCGTATTGGTCATTGACCGCTTCTTTCAAAACATCTCTAAGAGCCAGAAGATACTTGTTTTCGGTACCGAATACAAAGTGACCATTGCCAACCAGATTGAGCGCTTTACTAAACTGCTCATCAATGGACTCTTGATCTCTTATCATCCGGAGCGCTTTGCAGAATCCTTCTCTACTTAGCATTGGCACCATTCCTCTCCAAAAGTTCTTGTTCTTCTTTCCATATTTTGAGAAGTTCAATCGCATGGCCTTGTGTCTTTGGATCGGCACAGTATTCAAAGAACTGCACCGCGGCTTCTTCCGGCGTGAGGCCATAAGGCTTTAGCACCTCGGTTACCTGTGCCAGCAATTCTGCATCGATTTCTATGGTAATCGTAACTTTGCCATCATCCATCATGCTGTTCCTCCGATATTTTGAGATTGTCATATTGAGGTTCCTCAGAGTAAAAGACCTGCATATCATCCAGTCGGAGACACGACAGTCTTCCAAGAGCTCCTGACCAAGGGTCACCCTTTTCAGGGAGCATACAGCCGCAGTCGATTCCAATCCAGCTCTTTACATCCCATATTGCCATTGGGTTATCATACTGGAAACGGATAGTTGGCGTGTGTCCGAAGATGACTGTGCAGTCCTCCAGAACAGGGAAACTGTCAAATCGCATCCAGACGGCAAAGTCTCGCTCACACTCATATTTATGGCCGTAGGTTTCATAAAGCTCGACAGGCGCTGCGTGGGTCAGAATGAACTGCCTATTGTTCAGAGTAAGTTCTATGTTTAAAGGCAACTTCTCCAGATACTCGAATATCTCCTGACGAATGGTTTTCTTTATATGCTTCAGATAATTATGCGTTATCTGGCCACCATTTCTATACCACAGAGACAGCTTGGGCCCGTAGTAGAGGTCGGGCCACTCCTCATCTTCTGGGGGAGGGTAGTAGAGAGCATTCATCATCATTAATTCGTGGTTACCCAGAAGCATCTTGGCATTTGGCATCGCCATAATCTGGCGAAGGATTTTGATGCCATCTGGATTTCTATCTATCACATCCCCAAGGATATAAAGAGTGTCATCCGGCTGCAGGTTGATTTGCTTCATGACGGAATCAAAGCGCCGCTTTTGTCCATGGATATCAGACATTACATAAATCATGGTGTTCCACCTCCTTCTTTGTAACACGAACAATTACCATATTTCGGAGCGAATAGCTATCAAAAAATCACAATTCACAGATAATAATCCTGATTGGCATTTCCGATGACCTATCAGCCACGGAGTACGGGATGGTTTGTTGGAAAATCTGGACTTGGTTTCGAATCATGAAGATCAGTGTTTCGAGTAAGTCCTTTGAGATGCATTTATCGTTTTCTTTTGCAGCGAGCTTTTGCAGCAGTGTCTCTAAATCAGAGAAGCTGCCCCAAATGAAGAAATCCCACGAGTCGAATGTACTGCGTTCGAAAGCTGGATTTTCTGCACAGATGATATCCTGGGTTTCTGCTGCCAGGTCAGAAAAGCAGATTCTCTCTCTACTAAGAGCCAGCTCATCATGTGCACTAGAGAGAATATCTCGTTCCGGCGCAGTATACAGAAAGTGGTGTCTGAGTTGTCCATTTGCGTGTCGATGCCACTGGTCGATGTTGTACCATTGACCATCGTGGTACAGTTCCACCATGTAGCCAAGCCATTTGCCCATGCTGCATACCTCCGTTTGGCCTTTGCTTTCTAGGTATGAAGATATAAATCTCTTTTTCTGTGAGTTTATTATGATCTCGTCCTTTGTGCTTGGATGATATGAAGTGTCAAAAAAGTGGAAGACACAGCCGAAGAAAGACCTGCCAGTGTTCATCGATTCTTGTTCTGCTAGATACTTTGTCAGGTTGCTTCCTTGAGATCTGATTTGATATTTCTCTTTCATGGAATCCCCCTATGGTGTCAGCCATCACCAAAGATGTCATTGCAAAACTCCGAATAGTCAGGATCTGGGCTTTTGAGAAACACCTCCCAATCCTGCTGGACTTCCTCCATGGTCTTAAATTGCTTCTCCGATTCCGCTAACCGATTCCGGAAGCCAAATTGGTTCCCAGCGAGAATGCACGGAAATCCCCAAAGCATTGTTCCCACATGCTTCCACTGACCGACATCCCCAGCATACTGCAATTTTGAAAACACAGCTTTGACTGTGCGGCAGTATTCTCCGTCACAAGCAAACCAGAGATGTTCCGATTCGACTTTGTCACAGCGCATATAGTAGGGTAAGCCCCATGTGTTAGTGTGCTCCCATTCGTAATTCTCCAAGATGACAGTTTCCTTGTGGAGCAGATGCGCGGGAACGAGGAACGGTATCTTCCTGTAAGCAATGTAGTGGCTGATGTTTTGCTGCCCTTCTTCGAAGGACTGGAATCTAGATATCAGATCCCCAAATTGTTTCTTCAGAGCCATATCAATGGTGAGCTCTCTAAAGAAGCAACGAAAGTCCTCCGTTGTACCGTAATAGTATTTTCCGAAACTGGTAAAAGCGGCAGCAGAATAGTCATCCAGTTCCAGTCGGTAATATCTCGGTTTTTCTCTCATGGGTGGTACCTACCATTTTTCTTCAGGTAATCATCTCCCCCACGGGAGTCCGAAATCCGTGCGCTTGATTTTGCACCAAGGCTGTCCATCTTTCCAGAAGACAATCCCCTCAATCACATGGGTTTCCAGATAAGTGCGGATGCCCTCGAAGCTCCGATCCAGTTCAACAATGTCTTTCCCGTGGGGCTTGAAAATATCGGTATCAAGGTTGTGGGGATTAGATCTGAAATGCGGGCCGATGGCCTCATATGTTCCATCCGGTACAATTCCCATTCTGTCATACGCATCCCAGAACCATTTATCGCTGGTTGCAGTTCGGTCACAAGGTACCCAACAAGGCAAGTGGCCAGTGACAGGGTCTGCGTTCTCCTGACACTTGATTGCGTTAGACGGGACGGGCTTTCCATGTTTTGCATCGTATCTTTTGTAGAAAACACCATTGATGACTGCACAGCAGGCACCGTCCCATTTGATGGTAGCAACGCCTTCGCCGGCCATGACCCAAGCAAGGTCAGGGCTGATATTTGGCAGTATTCTGACAATTCGATGGTTTTCAAATTTTCGTTCAAAGAGAGTGGGTATCTTTTTCATTTAGGTTCCTTTTCGATGTTACTTCACTGCTGCTTCTATCAAGCCATTCCCCAATAGAAATAAATCTCTCGGCATGACTGATTTTTCCAGCACAAGTGTCACAGTAGGGACTGATCCAGCCAGTAGAAACCTTTGTTGCAGGGTTCCCACATCTGATGCAAGTTCTCGCCGATAGGTGCTCATATTTGGGGATGATGTCACGGAGCATCCGCTCTGTACAGCCAAAGTCATACCAACAGAGCGTTCCATATTTCTCCTTGATCTGGGAAATACGGTATTGGTCGAGATACTCGGCATGTGCCAATTCCTCACGGATATCTTCACACATTTGCTCCCCAAAAGCCTTTCGCCAGCCGTCAGGCATGGAATCCAGTTCCGTATAGGAATAGTCGTAATCCTCTGGAACTTCTCCTGTCCAGCGGTTACGGGGCATAAGAAACGGAAATCGCTCAATCAGCTTTTGGTTCGATTCTTTATTCGATTGCATCTGAAACCCTCCTGTGTGTTTTCCTTTAGGTTGAAAAAAGCATTATTCGGACAGAGGTGATTTCTGCCCGAGGGTTTATCGCTTTCCAATCCTTGACCTGTGCGGCGACCTTCTTTTGGATCTCCTCATAATAGCGATACGCACCGGAGCGGTCATTCCATTCGAAATATTGATAAGCCTTCTTGAGTTCATCCTCCATCTTCCGATATTCGTCTACTGAGACGAAGTCCAAAATACTATCGGATTCATCATTCTGAAAGGCCGCTACTTCAGATCGAAGAGCAAATGCAGAATGTTCTTTGCCGGAAGTGTTCAGTAGCTTCAAGATGTCATCGTAGCAAACGGCAATTCGGACACTGTCCTCTGGGGTAAGCCAGTCGTTCACCGATGCCTGTAAATTTCTTGACATTTCGTCTACTGTGAACGGGTGTCCATCGTACTCAAGCTGCCGGTATGCTTTTTCAAACTGATACCTGCTGTCCGAGCGAAGCGTTGGAACAAGAATGAGATGTTCGATAGGCAGCAACTTCATCACTTGGGGGTTGATACAATGCCACTGATCATTTGCCAGAACCTCCGTAAAAATGAAATATGATGTGCTCATCTTACTCACTCCTTTCTGCGCTTCGACCGCTTTGTGATGTAGCCAACTCTCTTGCATTAGCTTCCACATCTCAAGTCTTCTGTCCAGACATAATAAGGAATTGGCGAATGTGTCCCACGTTGGTGGGGTGGGAGATGCGTCATAAGTGATTGCAATGGAATACCCATCTTTCCCTTTTGAGGCAAGATTGGCTTTGATCTTTGCAATCCTATCTGGAGACTTGCTTTCTTCATATGTGAGGCGGTAGCAGGCAAACTTGTATCTGCCACCTTCACTGAAGGTTACCTCCATACATCTTCTCTCAAATCAGTTCTCATCGGGTCCCTCAAACAGCGCACGGAAAAGAGCCACATGCTCTCCCACGAGCTGCGGATACTGGTAGTAAATATGTCGGCAGAGGCTTCGATAAAGATCGATGAAGCGGATCTCATCGCAGAAATCGCAGAGGCCATCCATGATTTGTTCTAACTGCTGCTCGTCGGTGATTTGATCCTTCAGCACCCGCTCGACCAATAAAGAGTAGTGCGCGTATGCTGTGTCTCGCAGGTTGCTGATCCCCTCGACTATATTGCGGAGTTCCTCCATTGCGTGTTGGCATTCATCCATTTGTCTGTCCTCTTTTGTCATATAGTTCTCGCAGCTCTGCTTCTCTCTTTTCTGTGATGGCTTTGCTGTAATAGGTTGGGCGACCTGAGTGGTACTCTTCTGCCATCCATTTATCGAGATCAAAACTCCACTTGTGGGGCCCGAACTCGTCCGGGTAGTTCTCAATGAGAATGTGCTGCTTCTCACGGATCTGTTCCATGATAGGGGCGATATCATATTCCGAGAACATCCTGGCGCCTTTCAGCACATCGAGAATCTCGTTGCCCCACACACGCTCATCAACGCCGCTGTATTTTTCAAAACCGATGCTGTCTGGATGTTCCTCGATTTTACCGCCATAAGAGATCAGGAGACAGTCATCTTTCAGGAAGTGGTTGATCCACAGGTTCGGGATGTACTGCAAGTCGGTAATACCTTTTGTGGAGAGGAAGCCCCACAGCTTATAGTATCTGCCAAAGACATACCATTCTGGGAGATCTTCCTCTTTGATTTTCGTTTTGTGATGTCCTGAAAAGAGAGTGAAGTCATCGTTCTGAATCCAGCACAGCTTGTGGTTTCTCCATACTCGGCGCTCAATAGTGTAGAGATTGCTCTTGAAACGACTCATTTGAAACCTCGCTTTATCATTTCCAGTGACACAACATCGTGGAACAGGAAGCGAAGCTTGTCAATCTGCTTCTCTATGTGCCAGTGTCCGCAAAGCCATGCCTTATAATCCACTTTTTCTTCTATCCCATCAAGCCATCGCTCTGTGCTGTCATCAACCGTGCTCTGATCGATCATGGGTAAAAACGCATCCCGCGGTTCGTACTTATAGAGGCAGGTATGAGAGAGAACAATGTCAATTCTGTTTTTCGTGATTTGATCTTCCACATATGTCTTGATTTCTGCCGAGGGCTGCTCATCAGCAAACCACAGCAGATCGTTTTCCAGTCGGTAGTATTTGTCTACGCTATAAGCGCCGCCGATGACCAGATGCCGGGTCCCTTCCATAGTGAAGATGTCTCCGTCCCTGGCGAAGAGTAAGTTCGGATACTCATCCTCGTACCACACAAGGCCACTATTCCATTCTTTCTGCTTATAGCCCGTGAGAGTGTCTGGACGCCGTTCGTGGTTTCCGTGAATACAGAAGACGGTTGGCTTTATTCTGGCAAGCGCATCTTTGCAATACCGATCCCGCCTGTTGCCGTAATAGTTCGCTCCGACATCACCAAGGATGACGATTGTGTCTGATTCCGTGAGTTCAAAGTATTGCGCAAAAGCAACAATCGCTTTCGCGTTGCCGTGAATATCGCCGGTGTAATAGACCATACATCTTCGTCCTTTCTTACTTGTCCGGATTATAGCATCAATAGAACGAAAAATCTCGCAAAAGCCCAAATCATAATCGTTTTGGGCGAAAACATAATCGTTTTTTGCACGCAACAGACCACAGGTCAATCTCTTAACCTGTGGTCTGTTGCTATTTGATATTCAGTTGATAAAATGATCACCACTCATCCTTGAGGAGATGGTGGTGCGAGCGTAGAGCGTTCTTGGTTGTTTTCAGCACATCCAACAGGACATAGGTTTCATACGGGGTGCAGTTGGCGAAGATTTTCTGCGCCTCGGCATTAGACATCTCAGTCGCACCCGTGAGCTGCCTGTTCAGGAGCGTATCAGTCGACACCTCCAGCGCATTGGCGATGCCAACAAAAGTTTCGAGACTCATAACCTTTGTACCGCACTCGAGATAGCTGATGTATCCAGCGGACTTGTCGATCATGGTGGACAGCACCGCTTGGGAGATACGCTTGTTCTTCCTGATTTTTTGGATTCTTTGACCAAGGACATAGTAATTGAGTTGCATAGAGAAACCTCCTTAAAAATTTTGGCAACTCAATTATATTTGAACCGTTATTTTATAGCGGTACGATTATATAAACTCGACCTTCGCATATTATATACTAACTTAAATTATAGTTGTTAGCTTATATCCGGCGAAGGGGAGGTGAGCTGGTCATGTATGAACAACAAGATCTGAAGCTGGTCGGCTCACGCATCAAAGCTGTTCGAATCAGCAGAGGCATGAGCCAAGCGGATTTGGCAGTCGAAGCTTCTGTTTCACTGCCGCTGATTAGCAACATCGAACGAGGAAAAACGGGGATGCAACTTGAGACTTTCGTCAAAGTGGCGGAAGCTCTTCAGGTATCTGCAGACTATTTGCTCCGCCCAGATGTACCGGAGGTCAAAGCAATCTATCAAGGTGAGTTTGCGGAGCTCCTTGAAGACTGCTCGGCCAGTGAGATGGAAACCATCTTAAAGATTGTCCGAGAGGTCAAAGCCTCCATGCATAAGAAACAGAATAATGATTAATTATCGGATTGGGTGACCAATCCGATAATTTTTTTGTCATTTCCATACCATAGGTCAAGATGCTGACCTATGGTATCTTCTTATTTTTTAGCATTTTCCCTATAATTCACCCAAAAGGGCTTGCCCAAATGCCGGAGGGAAACATGGAAAACACAGAACTGCTGCCATTAGGCGTCGAGCAAAAAAACGATGAGGCGGAACACCCTTCTTTTGACCTGTGCCTGGGAGAAAACTTGGTATCTCCTCTTGTGGCACAGCACAGGCAGTGGTTGAAAAGCATTCGCCATGAAACACCTAATCCCAAAACCCCATTCAAAGTTGCAGTGTACATCCGCTTTTTCAACCAGACGAAATATAGAGACGAGGAATATCTCGAACGTAACAAAGAGGTTTTTCGTGCTACGCTGTCTCAGTATCCTATGTGGGAGTTTGTAGGTTTCTATATTGACAATGGATCGACCGCTCCGTATATGGAGAACTCTACAGCATGGTCTGAACTCCTGTCTGACTGCGATGCTGGGAAAGTCGATCTCATAATCACACAGAAGGTCAGCAATGTGTCCAGAGATGCCCAAGAAATGACGATTTGTGCAAGAATACTCGCCGCTCGCAAGCCTCCTGTTGGCATCTACTTCATATCAGAAGATCTATACACTTTGGCCTCATATTATCGTGATGACCTTCGGGAGCCCTATTTCTTCCCAACATCCGGCTGGAAAATCTTGCCTGATGACGAGCTGGATATGAGAGGTGCTCTCCATGAGTAAATCAGCAAAGAAAGCAGCCGACCAAGCAGAACGTGAGAAAGTACATAAGCGATACTCGAATCGAAGAGAGCCAGATGTCATCTATCCGGCAAAGAAACAGGTCGACTTCTACGATGCAGATGTCCATCAGCGTGTTGCGGTCTACGTCCGAGTTTCAACTGATAATCTCGGTCAGGAAACTTCCTATGAACTTCAGAAGAACTATTATGAAGAGTTCGTCTTGAAGCATCCCAATTGGAAGCTTGTAAAGATCTACGCCGATAAAGGAATCTCGGGCACTTCGACAAAACACCGCGCTGAGCTAAACCAAATGCTCACTGACAGCAGAGCCGGAAAAATCGACTTGATCATCACTAAATCGGTTTCTCGCCTTGCCAGAAATACCGTTGACTGTATTACTATGGTGCGGAATCTTGCGGAGCTCCGCAATCCAGTGGGCGTTTTCTTCGAGAGTGAATGCATCTTCTCGTTGAACGAGGATACAAACATGCCGCTGTCTTTTTTGGCTTCCATTGCGGAAAACGAGTCCCGCATTCGAAGCCGCAGTATGGAAGTTTCGCTTGCTCAGCGGTTGAATGGAGGACTTCCTCTGACACCCAAGCTGTTGGGCTATTCCCATGATGCTGACGGCAAGTTGGTGATCAATCCGGACGAAGCGCCGACCGTGAAGCTCATATTCTACATGTATCTGTCCGGATATTCTTCATCGCATATTGCAAAAACCCTCGAGGCACTTGGTAAGAGGACATTCCTTGGTAATTCCAAGTGGACTTCCGGCACCGTAATTCAGGTCTTGAGGAATGAGCGGCATTGTGGTGATGTTCTCACAAGAAAGACATTCACGCCTGATGTGATCAGCCATAAGTCCAAGAAAAACAGAGGGGAACGGCAGCAGAGCCTGTATAAAGGAGAACACGAGGCAATCGTGTCGAGAGATGACTATATAGCCGTTCAGCACATGATCAATAATGCGAAATACGGCGGAAAGTCTATTCTGCCGGAGCTTCGAGTGATTGGATCTGGCGTTCTAAAAGGATTTGTCACGATTAGCCCTAAGTGGGCAGGTTTCAAGGCAGCCGATTATTTACAGGCTTCTATGAGTGTCTACACGGACGATACATATTACGGACAGCCTGCAGAGGGTGACGCCACATTCGAGGTGGCAGCTGGAGATTTTGATTTGCGCGGCTTTGAAGTTACGAATTCATCTCTCTTTGATGCGAACAAAAGACCGTATGTCTTATTTCAGAGCAAACAAATCAAGTTCAGCACAGATTGCGTCAGGCAGTTTGGGAAGGACAATAAAGTTGAACTGCTGATTCATCCGGGATTGCGGAAGCTCGCTGTTCGTCGCGCCTCTAAGGATTCTCGCCAGTGCGTACAGTGGTCAAGACCTGACGATGGAAAATACTATGCCAAAGAGATACCATGTACCGCATTTGGTGGAACCCTATTCGAACTGCTCGATTGGGAAACCGATTTTAAGTTCAGGGCCTATGGTAGACTCCTCCAAAACGAAGGAGATTCGGTGTTCCTATTTGATTTGAGTGAACCTGAGATTTTTATCCAGTCCTATCTCATGACGGGGACAGATTCTCCCATCAGCGGCGACGGTGAGCTTTCTCCTCTCTCCGTATCAGGAAAGCGTATTCGGGCAGTTCCTAAGAAACTGGCAGACAGGTTTGGTAGTGACTTTTACTCTCACAGACTTACCTCATCTTCACCGGAATTACAAAGTGAAGATGCATGGAAGCTTTGGCTGGAAGGCCAACTCTTTGAAACCGGTGAGAAGCTTCAAGTCACCAAGTTTGATGAAATGCAGCGATTCATAGCAGAGCAATTAGCCCCCATAAAGCAGATGGAAGAGGTGGATTTTAATGCCTGAAAAAAACGATATTCCAATCTTTCGGAATCTTGATGGAGTGTACTACCGCGTGGTTCGTGATGGTATACATGTCAACAGATGCTTTTCTGATTTGTCCGAAGCCGAGCAGGATGTGATCATGGCAGAGTATAACACGGAACAGCTCAGACGGCTTTGTCGCTATCTCAGCATGAGCCTACGCCAGATTGGAGATGCGCTGAATCTTGTCAGAGACGAATGAAAGGAGAGCAGAATGGAAGTAGAGAATCAGGTTTCTTTCATCTCACCGATGCTGCAGAATACTCAATTCGGCAATATCGATGATGAAACTACCATTACCTTTAAGGAGGATGCGGACACGCCAATGACAATCGACACATCGGCACCAGGCGATGTGATCGAACTTAGTGACGACTTCGATTTTGATGGGTATCAGGTGGTTCGTAGGGAGTTCTTCGCTCATACTTTCGAGCCGTCTATCACCTTCAACAATTACAAAGTTTATGTCAATACTGCTTGCTTGAACAAGTTTCCCCATGCAGACTGTGTCCAACTCTTGATCAATCGAGAGTCGCACATTCTTGCGCTACGCCCTTGCGCCGAGTCAGAGCGAGACGCATTCGCGTGGTGCAACACATCTGGTGGGAAGAGGAGGCCCCGTCAGGTGACGGGTAAGTTCTTCTTTGCAAAGCTCTTTGAGCTGATGGACTGGAATATTGATTACAGGTACAAGCTGATTGGCAAGGTCATCCATGCTAATGATGAGTATCTGATTGTATTCGACTTGAACGCCTCCGAGATTTATCAGCGTATTGCAAAAGACGGAGGCAAGCCCAAGACTGCGCGTACACCTGTATTCCCAGCCGGTTGGAAGGATCAGTTCGGTTTGCCCTATCGTGAACACCAGAAATCTCTGCAGATCAATATCTTTGACGGATACGCGATTTATGGAATCAAGGATAGCTCTGTATCCTCCACGGCATCCGTGGAAAATGTCACATCAGTCCATACCGCATATCAACCAGAGGTACCTGTGCAGGAGGGGAGTGTAAATGGGTAGTACGGATAACAGCGCGATCATGACCATTGACTTAAAGTGGAATCGCTTTCGCATACATAAGTCCACCCTGAACAAAATGGGGAATCCGCAATATGTTCAATTTCTGGTCAATCCAGAAGAAATGTTCATTGCTGTACTTGGCTCAGATCGGCCCCTCGCTGGTGGCACCTCCAACCGAGTGAAGTTGGTTCAAACATCACGCCATTATTCTATTGAGTTCTACAGTAATACACTCCTGTGTGCTTTGGTCAACATGATTGGTACTCTCGACTTCCAATACAGTTATCGTATGAGCGGAGAGGTGGATGTTGCAAACAGAGTAGCCTATTTCTCCATGAAAACCTTAAAGAAAAATGAGAGGAGACCTCCCAACGATGGATAAAGGATTTGCGGTGTTGGAGATCGACCCGGAATTTAAGACGCTCATTCGACCTTTACGGAAAGATGAGTATCTTCAACTCGAAGTAAATCTTGCAGTAGACGGTTGCAGAGAGCCGATCATCACATGGAATAACATCATTGTTGATGGTCATAACCGTTACGAGATATGCAATCGACTTCACATTCCCTATGCTATACGAGAGATGCCATTTGAGAACCGAGAGCAAGCGATTGTCTGGATCTGCAGCAATCAGCTCGGCCGCCGAAATATCACGGAGGAAACCAGACGATATCTCATTGGAAAGCAGTATGAACTTGAGAAAGTAGCGCGTAAGCATCCGCCCAACATCAATGGGTTCAACCAGTATAAGCGGAGAAACAAGGGTGAGCGAGGCGATACTTTTCGGCGCACAGCCCAGAAGTTCAGCGCTCAATACAATGTATCTACTGGATCTGTGCAGAAGTATGCGATCTTCAGTAAGGCATTAGACGTTGTTGGACAGGCAGACCCCGAACTTCCTGGCAAAGTGCTTTCTGGCACTTTCAAAATATCTCACGAGAACCTTGTGGCCCTTTCGAAAATGCCGCCGGAAGAGATCAGGCGAATTGGGTCAAAACCTGAGGACCTGCAACACCCCTTCACCAGTTATAGTGATACGCGAAAAGAATTTGCTGATACAGACGAGGAGCCAGTCGAACCTATGCAGGAGACTTTACCACTTATCAAAATTACACCTATGCACGATCCAGATGCTGAAATCGCCGGTTTGACTCTTACAGTTCCGTCGTGGGTCAGTTCCATTGAAAGAGCCAGAAACAATGCGGACATGAATGCTGCATCCACGGGCGCAAAAAGCAGACTCGAGGAAGCACTGCTATCACTACAGGAGAAGGTGTCCGAGATGCTCTCAGATATCAGGGAGGTAGACTAATGCAAGACTTCAGCAGATTTGTTCCGAATGTCCACTTCGAGCAGATCCCGATCAAAAATCTCGTATCTAATCAGGAATACCAGCGGCCATTGTCTCAGGCTCAGGTTGAAAAAGCCATCGAGGATTTCGACCTGAACCAAATCAACCCGGTAAAGGTGAGCCGTCGTGATGGTGTCAACTATGTCTTTAATGGTCAGCACACCATAGAGATCGTTGCCACTGTGTCTGGTTCAAGAGAGACTCCTGTTTGGTGCATGATTTATGACAGCTTAGATTACAAGAACGAAGCGGACATTTTTGCAAATCAGATGAAGCATGTGCGGCCGCTGAAGCCTTACGAGATATTCATGGCAAATATCGAAGCGGGAAATGAACAGCAGCTTGTTATTAAGCGGCTGGTAGAATCCTATTCTCTTTCTATCGGGCCGACCAAAGCATATGGCATGATCTGTGCGGTTGCTACGCTGGAGCGGATCTACACCAAATATGGTTACCATGTGCTTGACCGAACTTTGCGGCTCTGCGTTGGTACATGGGAGGGAGATATCGACTCTCTCGGTGCAAATGTATTGGCTGGCGTTGCAAAGATGGTCGTGGCATTTGGCGATCAGCTTCGTGATGAAACCTTTAAGGAAAAGGTCGGCTTCATGTCTGTTCGTCAGCTTTCTCGCATTGCTAAAGAGCGCGGTGCAGGCTCTCTCGGCTATGCCGAAGCTATGCTTGTTGCATATAACCGAAAATGCAAGTACACCTTACGAATGACGAAGCTGCATTCTGGGAAGGTTGCGGTAGCAGATGATTTCGTAGAGGAAAATGAAGAACCGCTTGCAGATGATCCTGTCCTTGAGGAATAGCACACGCGGAATGCTCTTTGGCTTGTGACTGGCAAAAAAAGATCCCCCTTGCTCGAAGGGAGATCCGATGGTGAATCAAGCTGTGTTATTCAAGAGCCAGCGAGAAGGCCGGCCGCATATATTCCTGTGCGCTCCGGCTTAATCCGCATTCTGTTGCCAGACGATTCCAGTTATCTCGGACGGTTTTCAGGACATCCGCCGCCATAGCAGTTGCGTCCTTGGTGCTGATCTCACAATACGGTGCGATCTCCAGCGCAAGGTCGAGGGAGATCGTCGCATCGTCCTCGTTTACGCAGAGGGACAGCTCGTCACCCTCTGGGACGGGGTTTACATCGTACAAGGGTGAGAGGTGCCAACCATCCGCCTTGAGGATAAAGCCATGATTTCTCATGTGGTCATCCGTATTGGAAACAGCCATATTGAACACGATCCGCTTCCATAGCTCTGTTAAATCTCTCTTGGGAGCAGCGCCGTTGGCTTTGATAAAGGACACCAGTTCAAGATAACTGGAGCCGTCCGCTGCCGATGCCCCATCCGTTTTTCCGAGCATTGTCATGGCGGACGCGAAATGAATCCGCGCAGCACCATTGCGGTCAAACCTTCGCACAAGGAAGGTACTTCCGTACTTGGAGAAGTCGATCAGCATGGACTCGGGAACATCCAAGCCGCAAAGTCTTGCAAGGTCATGGGTGACCTTTTCCCATGCGCCAACATTGACATCGTCGTGCTTGGACGGAAACTTGGCGATCCACAGATTTCCGCTTGTGTCCAGAACGGTGGCCTTCGGACGAGCGCCACCCAGCGAGGAGCCGGGCTTGATAAGCTGATTGATCCATTTCTGCTCGAGACCGGACTCATCGTTTTCGAATTGGCGGGAAGCCTCCTCCAGCGTTCGCAAGCTGGTCCAGGGAGGCGTCGGGGTTTCCGAATCATCCGAAAGGAACGGACCGTCTTTGTCCAGCTTGAAGCGGATCGCTCCCATCCGCGTCTCGTCGTAGACGCCCAACAGGAAGTCGCTGTCTAAGAGCTTTCGAGGCTTCCGTCCTTCCTGTTCAGCGAGTATTCTTTCTCTACGCGTCATCAGCAGGCGACCCCAGCGGTCGGGGGAGGAGTCAGCGAAAAGGCCGAACACATTTTTTGCACCGGTGGGATACTGCCGCCCGGCATACAGTTGAAGATCCGGGTCGAGGTACATGTAGTTTGTGCTGCTTTTTAACCAGTCAGCATCATACTCAAAGGAGCAGCTTTCACGGCCGCGGACATTCTCCACGAAGAGCGTCCCCAGGAAGTTTGGCTCTGTAGATTGGAAGCTCTCATAGACATAAATTGTTATTTGGTTTGATGCCATGGTCAATCACCTCCGTTTCGTGGTGCTCTCTTGCGCGTGGTAAGTTCAAGGTCTTGGAGTTTACGCCCCAGCTCATCATCCTTTGCAACGAGCAGAAGGTCTTTATCCATATTGTTCAGTGCGTGCAGAACTGCGGCATAGATCCCAATCGCGACAGAGGGGTTTCCCTTTTCAACATTCCACACTGTGGCTCGGCTCACACCAGCTCTTTCCGCAACCAATTCGGCAGACAGATGCCGCCGTAATCTGGCAAGCTTGATCTGTTCTCCCAGCTGTTCTAAAATCGCCTGCGTCTGCGGCAGCACAGCAACACTCTTTCGTCCCATTCTGCACACCACCTTACATCGTCTTTGTGCTTGTTATTATAGACGATATATCTATAATTGTCAATAAATAAAGACATTAAAAGGCGTCGTGTCTGCGATGATCCCATACTTCATTGTGTGCTGACTACCTTACCGATATGCATCCGGCCTTATGCCTGATGAGGAGGAGATCCTATGGAAGTAATCATTCATTTGCTGCGCTCAAAGGAAAGTCAGGAGGAACTTGCCAAGCGCGTTGCAACTGTCCATGCACAGTTGATTTATAATTACATCTCAAGGTTGGAATGTTCAACAGAGCAAAAGGTCGCCCTTCTCGATGCGATTCAGAAGAACATCCACGATGAAATAAAGAAAGAGAAAGAGGGATGATCCCTCAATCTCCTACGCTTAGACGGATTCTTCGACAAGGTAACCGCCACCGAAGATGATTTCCAGCTTGCCGCCGGGATAGACCTTAATGCATTCTACCATCTGGCGGACGATGGAATCATCATACTCCATGCACTTACTTTCTCGTTCGGCAATGATAGCTTGAATCTGCTCGAGACGGTTCTGCTCACCGTTATCCTTGGCGGTGCTTTCCTGAATGGCTGCTATACGCTGCTTGAGGAGTTCTGCTTCCTGCGACAGTGTCATGAACTCGCTTTCGTGGGCCTCGATACCATCGCCAGAACTGACACTCTCATTGACAAGGGCCAGCATCTTATTGTTTAAGGCTTCGATCTTTCGCTCCAACATATCTACTTCTTCCGGATCTCCATTAAGGCCGAGTGCTTCGCTGATGGTTGCTCTCATGAGTGCCTTATAGGTGGCGTTATCCTGCTTGTTGAACTTGTTGACCGCTCGAACGATGGCTTCCTGCAACTTGTCCTCCATAATGGTGGGGGAATCGCTGCAATATTTCTTGCCGTAGTCCAGTCGGCTGATACAGCGCCACACGATGCGCTTGGTACCATTTCTTGACCATGTCACGCGGCGGTAACGGGTACCGCAGTTGCCACAGATGAGCACATCGGTCAGGGCGTAGCGAGAATACTTTCCGGTGGATGTGATAGAACTCTTTGCAGAGCCTGGCGTTTTCGTTTTTCGCCTGGCCAGCTCTTCCTGAACCTTGTTGAAGGTCACTCTGTCGATGATGGCTGGATGGTTATTCTGAACATAGTACATTGGAGCTTCTCCGGTGTTCTTCTTCCGCTTCTTTTCGATGCAGTCAACGGTGACGGATTTTTGCAGGATCGCATCTCCGCAGTATCGCTCGTTGGAGAGCATATTCATGATCATGCCCTTGCTAAAGCTGATGGTTTTGCCGGGGATATCATAGTTCTCAGCCTGCATCATCTTGGAAATATTGTCCACGGTTTCTCCAGCCAGATAGAGATTGAAGATACGTTCCACGATGGCCGCTTCACTCGGTACGATCTCAGGCTCACCGTCAGCACCCTTTTTATAGCCAAGGAACCGCTTGTATATGAACACTGGTGTTCCTTCCTCGAACTTCTTGCGAACGCTCCAAGTAATGTTCTTACTGATGCTTTCGGATTCGGACTGTGCGAAGCCAGCATAGATGACCAGATACAGCTCGCTGTCTGTCTTGAGTGTGTCGATCTGCTGCTCCTCAAAATAGACGCCGATGCCTTTGGACTTGAGCATTCGGACATAGTCGAGGCAGTCTACCGTATTTCTCGCAAAGCGGGATACGGATTTGGTGATGATGTAATCGATCTTTCCAGCCAGACAGTCGTTGATCATTTTATTGAACTCGGGACGCTTGTCGGCTCTTGTGCCGGACTTACCCTCGTCAGCGAAGAGACCTGCAAAGCACCAATCTTTGCGGCTGGCGATCATCTCGGTGTACACCTTCTTTTGGTTGGCGTAGGAGACGAGCTGCTCTTCGCTGTCTGTCGAGACACGACAGTATGCGGCAACCTTCTTCTGCCTGTATTTTTCTTTGTCTACTGTCATGGAGCGTTTTGGCTCTATGACAGTGACGATTTTTTTAGGAATTTTCGCTACTTCCATCGTCCAGCGTAACCTCCGTTTCTGTCTTAGTATGAAGTACCACCTTGCCTTGTTCACCGAGTGTGATGTATGAGGCGAGGGCGGTAAAGTAATCTCGATTGAATTCATCCTGCGTGACCATCGTTTGTGCCAGCTTTCTTGCGAGCGATACTGTGAGGTTCAACTTGGCATTGCTCTGCTCGTACATGAGCGCTGCCATCTCGATGGTCTTTTCGATGATGAACTCCTCGTTTGGAGCGTCACGCTCCAGCTCCAGAGCGATATCATTTCCTACCTTGGTGACCTTCGCATCTGGCTCATACCGTTTCTTGGGCTTCGGCTGGAGCAGCTGGTCATTGAGGATAATCCGATTGATGAGGACTATAATGGTTTCGATGAGCTGGGCATCGCTGATGTGGACTCTGATGCCACATTCGTCGTTGGTACAGTTCCAGCTTTCTCGAATGCGATGCTTCGCGTTGACACGACGCTTCATCGGCTGACCGCAGTTATCGCACCGAACGAAGTCGCGGAGCAGGCCGATGGCATCATTTTCTTTTTCGCAGGCTTTGCACTGCCGAGCTGTTTTCAGGCTGACTGCCGCTTCATACATATCTTCGTCTATGATGGGATCATACTCTTCTGTTCCTGTATATCCGGCGTTATCGATGATTCTTGCAATACGGGCTTTGTCCCATATGGCAGTCTTTTGCGTATAGGGGATTTGGCGGTCGGTCAACTCGTCCGCAATTGCCTTCAAGGAAGCTCCGTTCAGATACGAATTGAAAATCTCTCTGATAACTTCCGCTTCTTCTCCTGAGATGACGGTTCTGCCATTGCGCATTGTGTATCCATATGGGATATACCGCGTCTTTTTCATGACTGCCTCCTATATGCGTTCCTTGAATCGAAGTCCGCCAAGGAATTCTACGGACATTTCATCCTCTTTATTGATTTGGATGGACTTCACGATTTCCAGGAAGAGTTTCTCATCGAATGCCTCAAGGGGTTCTTCCAGTTCGAAGATGAGCATTTTTAATTTCTTGACTTCCTCGAGCATGGAGGCAGCCTTTGAATTAAACTTTTCCTGCCTGACATCCTTGAGCTTTGCCAGCTCTGCACCGATCTCATTGGCTTGTGCCTGATAAACTTCAGGGGCGAGGTATCCCTTGGATCGGAGCTGTTCGAGCATGAGCAGTTTCGCATTCAACTCGGCAATACTATTGCTTAAATCGCGCGCAACCAGATTGTTCCGCTTCATAGCTGCCAGCGTCATCTCTAGCCGGCTGATGACTTGGCCGAGGATGTTATCTTCAGAGAACCGCAGCTTGTTCACCATGGTGATAAAGCCGTCATAGATCCGTTCTTCGCTATAATAGTGAGAATCGCAAGCTGTGCTGTCATCTTTGTGAAGGGCGCATACCCACTTCACAGTACCCGACACACTCCTTCGCCGATAGAAAGAGCCGCACTCAGAACACTGAATGCGGCTTGTAAGCGGATAGATATTTTGGGTAGTTGTTCTGGAGAAAGTCTCCTTGCGTTTTTGGATAAGCTGCTGAACAGCATTGAACACATCCTTGTCAATGATACCGGGATGTGTTCCTTTGGCATAGAAGCGATCTTCCTGTCCGCGGTTGATATGCTGGTTGAATGGGACCGTTGTTTCACGGTAAGTTTTTTGATAGAAACTATCGCCGATATACCGTTCATTTTTCAGCATATAGGCTATTCGGTACGGATGCCAGCTCTCCTTGCCGGCCTTGGTAGGAATATTGCGACTCTTCAATTCTCTGCCAATCTCACTGATGGAGAAACCCCGCAAATACAGGTCGAAAATGTCCCGCACAACAGCAGCTTCCGGCTCGTACACAGCCAATGCCTTGTCGACCAACCGGTATCCGTAAGGGGCGTTGCTGTCCACATACTCGCCAAGTTCCATGCGCTTGACGATTGAGAGACGTTGGTTCATGGAGATGGACTGTGATTCCTCCTGTGCCAGAGCAGAGAAGGTATTAAGAAGCATCTCGTCGCCCATAGACAGCGTCGAGATGCCTTCCTTTTCAAATTGAACGCCCACGCCCAACAGCTTGAGCTTTCTTACATAGGCCAGAGCGTCTTTTGTGTTTCGTGCGAAGCGGGAGATGGACTTCGTGATGATCAGGTCAATTTGCTTGAGCTCACACATGCGGATCATCCGCTGAAATTCATCACGGGTTTCGCTTTTCATGCCAGTGAGCCCTTCATCGGCGAAGATGTCCACCAGTTCCCAATCGTCGCGTGCTCCGATGCATTTTTTGTATGCTCGGATCTGTGCGGCATAGGAGTTGAGCTGATCAGCGGAGTTGGAAGACACTCGGCAGTAAGCTGCAACCTGCATCTTCTTCGTGTTCTGTCTTGTGATCGGGGTGATGAGCCGTACTTCAGGCATTTCGGTGTCCTCCTCTCTCGTTTTTTGGTTGGTATCATAATATGATACCAACCACTTTTGGCAAACCACATTATACTGATAACTATTCTGAATAGCTACCAAAACAATTGGAACAGCGCAAAATTGACCTTATACACAATTTTCAGCGGGCTAATACGATATCTGCACCGGTAAGCTTCATATAATACTTTTTCGCCCTGGCATATTCCTTTTCTGTGATCAACTCCTGCGCAAGGAGATCCTTCAGCATATCAGCAATAAAAAGGAAATTGGCGTTTTTGGTGTTCTTGTTTGACAGCATGGTGTTACCTCCTTGATGTAGTTGGTTTTGTATCTATGGCAGCGAAAAAGACAGCGGACTACGGTATAGTCCACTGCCTTTGTCGTTTCCCTGCTCCATGTAGTACGCATTGCAAAGAGCAACTTTTCAATATAATTATGTCGCAGTTGTTGTCACTTTTCAAAAATATAGATGATAGAAATCTAAGGACAAGACTTATCCGCACATTTCTACCATCAAAAAGGCGGGAGCCGTCCATTGGTTGAAAGAATATTGCATTCCCATGGTATGGCTCGGCTCCCGCCGTATTTGTGTTCTTACTTTCTAATGATCCTATTCGACACTACTCCCCGGATCGTGGGCGGCTAAACTGACCAGTGGCTGGCACCACCCTCCGGGAATCTCACCCCTCCGAGGATCTCTCCGAGCTGCCCCCATTGCTTGAGTCTGTGGCTGGACAGTGAGTACAGGTCAACGGTATCATCGCGAGACAGCTTGCCAAAGCTGCTTTGGGCTGGGTGGGTACCGCTCGGTCACCTTAGTAGGCCGTCTTTTATGCAGAGTTCTCCGCACAGGTGGGTCTTGGCGCACCCGCCGCATCGCTGCTCCCCTTCGTCGGGGGCCCGCTGACTGACGTTATCAGTCGCCGGATATTCAGTTTTCAACGTTCACAAGAAGAGATTTTTCTTCTCGCATGTATACGGGAGAAAACAGGTATCTTAACAACCCTCCTCGTCCAAATTATTTTTGATTTTTTTCAAAATGCGCTTCTTCCGCTCATGGATGGCCTGCTGAGACATCCCCAGCCTCTGAGCGCATTCCCTTTCGGTGTGGTTCTTGAAGTAAAGTTCATAGATCAGCTCGTAGTCTTTCGGAGGAAGCAGCTCCAGAACATTATGCAAGGACTGGAATACCATCTCCTCAATGGCTTGATTTTCGGGCGTATTGTCATAATCTATAAACTCGTGGAACCGCTCGTATCCATCATTTTCTCCGCCAATCAGCGAACTCATCTGCGTCTCATGCTTAAAAAAGCGTTCCGTGCTATCTTCGATATTCCATTTCGTTCGCCTGTAAGTCTGAAATACTTCCTTAGTTACTTGGATGAGTTCGTATTGGCCGGTCATGGTATTGTAAACATTGAGAACATAAACTTTTTCGGACATTTTTTGATCTCCTTTTGATTTTTTGAATTTGGTGAGGTTCAAAAAATCGGAGATCAAGGATATTGAGCGATATAGGGTTCCCAAAAACCAGTCAGCATTGTTACCTCCGTTAGGGGGGCAACAGCACAAAAAAGCCGGGCATCAAGAAGATAGGTACACTTTGCAGTAACCTTTTCTTCTCAATGCCCGGCAATTTGGTGTCTCATAGACTTCCTTATCTAAGGACCCGTGGCTCGGTGCAATCAGCTTTCTTATTCTGTTGTCGTTTACTCTTATGTGTAAGTATGGCAGGATGCTCGGTAGTAGGTAGCTCTCCTGCGGATAGGGGTACGATAACTCAGGTCTATCTCAACAATCTTTCGACAGTTGGGACACTTCAACTCAATGATGCCCGAAGTGGGAGTCACTTTATCAAAAATGCGCCAGTTGCATTTCGGGCAACGCTTTACAACTTTGATTTCATACGAGTTAGGTTTCATAGCATACGGTCCTCCTCATCCATGTCGACTCGAACCAAACTATAGGGGTCGAAAAGATCATTTCTTTTCAGAAGTCCAAGCTGCGTCATTCGAATGGACAACGCTGTTTTAGATGCACCCATAAATGATGCTATCGCTTCGAACTTCTTGTAATCGGCAGGGGCAAATACTCGGTTTAGAAGGCGCATCTGGGTTCCAAGACCGAATCTCTCCATGCTTCGAACTACACATTCGGGCGGAAGTAAAATCATGGCAGCCAATGTTTCAACTTGCCATTCCTCCCAATCTCCATTTCCTCTGTTGCTTCTGTAACAACAGTGAATGGAACGCCCGCTTGCTTGGGCTCCGTAGTCGTGCGGAAACAGCATTTTCAGAATATGGTGACAGCTCTCGTGGGAAACGGTATAGTTCCTTCGGCCTATATTGGCACCCTCTTTCATAAGATCACTTTCAATCAAAATGGTTTTTCCATCAAGCATATAATACTGTTCTTCCGTGGAGCTTGGATCTTCGGGGAATACCTCGACGCCTATATCGCAAGAAGATGTCAGGCCGATTTTTTCGCCGTTCAGAGATAGCCGAGCGTAATCGATACGAAGCCCCAGAAGCTCTTGGCAGAGGAAGTCGATATCTACTCGCTCCAGCGCTTGGCCTGATATAGCCGGAAGTCTCTTATATGCTTCGATGACTCTCCCGCCGATAGTTTCGAGGTCATTGCGTGATAGATATTTCAATGGCATATCTCCTATACATGGAGGTTCTTTGCTTCAACAAACCACTGATCCTCGTCTTCGAAGAGATAAGTCTGTCTTCCTCCAATCATAATCGTATAACGGATACCTGTTCCACCAACTTTTGTTGCTGCGGCTCTCTGTCTGCTACAGACACGGTCGATGGAGTATTCCTTCCCATCTTCAAAGGTCAGAGAGACAGGCGTCTTGGTTCGGTCTGTGGCTACGATAACTAATACCTTCACCACAGCTTTATGAAATTGCATTTTCAT